TGGCTCCTGCCGTGCGGGATCGGGCTTCGCCGTTGGGTATCGCAAAGATGCGCGCGGGCCGGTAAGTCTGGCGAAACCACATCACAAACTCTCGCTGCTCGACGTGTTCAGAAGGCCCAGCGCCGCCCCGTGACGTCAAAGAACTTGCCGTTCTTGCGGTACGTGATTTCCACCGGGGCGGGCCATTTCTCAAGAGCGGATATGTCCATGTTGGTTAAGTCTGGGATATCTTTCATGCTTGCAGGCGAGCGCGAAAGCGGATCAGCTGAACAATACAAAGTAAAATTGATCCTTGCAGATATATCCGTCAAGCGCTTCATGGCCATGTAGGTGGCATTCCCACCATGCCAGATCGGAAACGTCTCCCGAATAATCCGCCCCGTCAGGGACGCTTCGTAATAACGGCAGGAAAGTATATCCACGCCCGACATGGCCTTGTCGATCGACCAGCGCCAGTCGCTGACCGCCATTGTATGCAACCCCACGTCACTCAGGACGGGGTCGTCGTGCAGTTTGAGCGTCGGCCCCTTGCGCTCCCAAACATGTCCGCAATTAGGACAGATCATCACCGATAAGTGCACCAGCTCGTCGCACTCCGGGCAGACTTTGACCGGCGCTTCCCCGCCTTTCTTGCCTGGCTTGCGCGGCTTGGGGTCGTCGAAAGGTCCATGCGTCGAGATGACGCCGGCGAAGTCAAGGACAAGGCAATCTGCCTTCCCTTCTGCCGTGCGCGTGCCCCGACCAAGCATCTGGACGTAGAGGCTGGTCGAAAGCGTCGGCCGGCAAGCGGCGATCAGGTCAACATTAGGCGCATCAAATCCGGTCGTTAGCACATTGGCGTTTGTAATCGCCGTTATTTCACCGGCCTTGAACGCGGCGAGGATATCCGCCCGCTCGGCCGATGGCGTTTCTCCGACCACAGTCTCGGCTGTTGCACCGCGCGCCCGCAGCGCATCGCGCAGTCCGTAGGCGTGGGCAACGGAGACGGCAAAGACGATCCAGCTGCGCCGGCATTCGGCGCGTCGGATGATCTCTGCGGCGACCTCTTCGTTCGTCTTGAGGTTGTTCACGGCGGCGTCAAGATCTTCTTCGACATATTCGCCGCCGCGCTTGCGAACGTCGCTCAAATCATAAGTTATTGACGTGCGCTTGCAGGTCAGCCGCGCAAGGTGGCCGGCTTTCATCAGCTCCATGTAAGTGACGGGCACAATCAGGCCGTCCCTGTCGAACAGGGATGGCTCGTCCGTCAGCATTCCGTGGCCCAGCCGGTAAGGCGTGGCGGTCAGGCCGATGACACGCAGGCGCGGGTTGATAGCTGTCAGCCCGTCAATCAATGTCCTGTACTGCCCTTGCGATTGCGTCGGGATGCGGTGCGCTTCATCGACGATCAGCAGATCTACGTGCCCGATCTCGTCAACCTTCCGCGCCAAGCTTTGCACGCCGCCGAAGATAATTGACTGCGAAGCATCCCGCTGGCGCAGGCCGGCCGAGTAAATGCCAAGCGGGGCATTGGGCCAGTATTCGCGCATCTTGGCGGCGTTCTGCTCAATCAGTTCCCTGACATGCGTCAGCATCAGGATGCGCGTTTCTGGCCATTCTGCGAGCGTCTCCTGGCAGAATGCCGCTATGACATGGCTCTTTCCGGATCCGGTCGGCATCTCAATGACCGGGTGCCCGTTCGGGTGACGGACAAACCAGTCATTGAGCATGTCGAGCGCCCGGCGCTGATAATCCCGCAGCATCAGAATGGCGTCCCGTAGGTTTCAATCAGGGAAAGGCTTGTCTTGCGCTCCGGGTCCGCGAATGGATCGCCATTGGCGATGACCTTGTCGCCGATCTTCCACACCGCCCCGACGCCGTCCGAGCTTTCCATCATCTCCCAAGGGACGAGATCGGGATGCAGGACGTGGCTGGCGCAGCCAAGACGCTGGGCTGGGACCGGGATCACGTCATCCCACGTCGCGCAATGCCAGTGGCCATCCGGTCTGGCGGTCGAATGCGCGCAGGTGCGGCAGTTGACCTCCCGCGTCATCGGTTCGCGATGACAGAATGAATACGCCGGGCAGAATTTGCACTGATACCATCCAGGCGACGCGCCTGCGACTGGCTCGGGCATACGATCCGCCTCGCTGATCCGCCGACCGCGCGCGATAGCAGCCTCAGCCGCCGCCTTGTCGTAGTGAATGCGCTCGATGTGGAGGCTGTCGTCGTTCTTGTTTACGGCGACGTACAGCGCCCGGTCGAGCCCCGCGCCATGCATGTAGACCTGCATCTGGATCCAATGCTCTGGCTTGGATTTCTGGACGCCGTCCTTCACCAGCGTTGAGAATGACTTGTCCGAATGCGTTTTGAACTCGGCGACATGGCGCGTCTTAGGCGCTTCGGGAACGTTGCTGACGATGGCGTCGGCTGACCCGGAGATGTGCCCGCCGAACGTGAAATGCGCCTGCGTCGTTTCGATCTTTACGCCGGCCAGCTCGAGGTCAGCGAGAATAGTCGCCTCTTCGTTCTGCCCACGCCGGAACAGGCGCAGGATGCGGCCTTCGTGCTGTTCGATGACGGCCCACCGGAAAGACAGCCAGAGCCATCGATCACACGGGTGGCCCAGCACGCTGGCGCCCATGTGGGGGCGAGGCTTGCGCCCCGCCACCTCAGTATGGCGCTTGTCAATGAGTGTCACTAATCCATTCTGAGGTGGCGGAATGCGCATTTTACCTCACCTTTTCCACGGGGGAGACTTGACGCCGGCGCCAGCAACGGGAGCCGGAGCGGCCGCTGGTGCAGCCGCTGCGCCGCCATGCTTCCAGCCGCGGACTTCATTCCTGGCGGCGTATTCGCCTTCGGCTGGCTGGACTTCCAGCTTGATCTGGCATTGACCGCCAACAAGCTGGTCCGTGTCCTGTATCTCGCTCAGCCCGATGGCCCGCATGAGTTCGCCAAGCTGCTGACGGCCGATCTGTTCCGCCTTGGGGTTGGCGTTCCGAATGTTCAAATTGCCGAAGATCACGCGGCCCTGATGCGAGGGGCCGACAATGTCATAGCGCACTTTGATATACTGCCCGCCTGGCGTTTTGGTGGGCTTGACCTCGGCGCTGTGGATGCGGGCAGAGTACCAGCCAGCAGGCACCGGGTCGTAAGAGCGGTCGCTTTCGGGGAGCGAGCCGACACTGATTGTTTCATCAAGTCTCATTTTTAGTCCTCCTTTGAAATTGCAAACGACGCACGTCCGGGGGTAATCGTGATTGCCTCAAGCAGGGGCTTGGTGATCGTGGGGGCTGAGGCCTTCCACAGCGTCATGTTGACTTCGGGCTTCCACCTAAAGAGCGATGACAGGTGATCGCTGAGGCCGTGAGCTTCGGCGACCTGCTGCAGGCGCTCTGCGTCAATCTTCCAATTGTCGCGGGCGGTGATGCGAACCTTATACCCGGCCCATTCCGTCCGGTTATTGGCCAGCATCTGGTCTTCGATCGCCCGGCGGCGTTCGGTGGCCTCGACTTCCGCCTCTTTCGCGGCCATCCAGAGTTCTGCGAGATTATCCATTGGACGCCCCAATCTTTTGAATAACAGCGCCCAGGTCCGGGGCTTCCCATGCATCGAGCCTGCCCGAGCGATCCTTCGCCAGCCACAGGCCATCCCCGTCGCACATCAGGGCGCGCTGGGGCACGCCTTCGGCGTCTTTCTCCACCCGCAGGGCAAGCACTTCGTCGAAAAAGTAGGGCAGCTGCTGGCCGGTTTTGTTGCCCGGCATGGACGGGGCGTAGAGGATGCGGCCGGTCTCGTCCTGGCTCTTATCCAGCTTTGCAGACATATAGACATGCTTGCCGGGCAGGTCGCGGAAAGCGCGGATGATGCCGGCCATTGCGTCCTGCATGGCGCCGTAGGCCTGGCGCGGGTCTTTGGCCACACGCTTTTCATCGGTCAGGACGACCTCGGCGATTTCGCTGATGCTATCGAGGGCGACGGACTGGAACGCCGCCGCCTCGCCGGATCCGGTCAGCCATTCGAGGGCTTCCTGCAGGTCCTGAATAGAACCGATTTCGATGTAGGGCACATCCGCGCCGGCGATCGACAGCAGGCCGGCTTCCGCCGACAGGACGATGGGGGAAGGCAGGGTGGGGATAAGCGAGGTCTTGCCGGCCCCGGCTTGTCCGTAGATCAGTATTTTGACGCCGTCGCGCGCAAGGGCGCTGGTGCGCTTAAGGTTGATTGCCATGTTTTTCGCTTTCGCTTTTGCCCAGTCGGCCTATTCCGGTCGGGCTGGATCCTGATTGCACGCGGCGCGCGAGTATGTCAATAGTGAAAGCGGAGGTTCCAATGTTGCTAACAATCGAAGAAATCCGCCGGGCTCTTGAAGACCGGAATTTGTGGGTTGTCGCGGGGCGCACTGGCGTTTCGTATTCGACCCTGTATCGCGTCAGAAAAGGCGCGGCCGTCAGTTACAAACATCTGACGGCTCTCAGCGAATATTTCAGAGGGGAAAAGGTCTGTGGCTGACGTAACCCATATTTTCGGCGGGCCGTGGCGCTTGCCGACGCCGGTCACTTTAGACGAGCAGATCCGCACCGCCATGGCCGCGGCGGGGATCAAGCCCCCTGCGGCTATTGAGATTGATGGCAAGCTGCATCGTTACCATACTGGTTCAAAGGGACAGGCTGGGCACGATAAATCGGGCTGGTATGTATTCTTCCCGGACGGCGTTCCGGCGGGGATGTTCGGTGACTGGAGGACAGGCCAGAGCGCCACATGGCGGGCGGATATTGGCCGCCAGCTCACGCCGGCTGAAGAAATGGCGGTTAACCTTCGTCAGGTTGAGGCCAAGGCAACTCGGGATACTCACGCCGCCAGCGCCGCGGAAAGCGTTGACCTGATCTGGTCCCAGGCGGGAGCCGCCAGCCCAGATCACCCCTATCTCGTCCGCAAGGGCGTCCGGCCGCATGGCCTGCGGATTACGGGGGATGGGCGGCTGATCGCCCCCATGTTTGGATCGGATGGGAAATTATCTTCGGTTCAGTATATCGACGCAAACGGCGTCAAGCAGAACCAACAAGGCGCATCTGTCGGCGGGAAGTTCTGGTGGATTGGATCGCTTGCAGAGGCGAAAACAATTTATATCGCCGAAGGCTTCGCCACCGCCGCCAGCATCCATGAAGTCAGCGGTTCACCCTGCGTCATAGCGTATTCGGCAAATAATATCGTTCCCGTTACAGGCTCGATCCGGGAAGCTTATCCAGACGCCAGGCTGGTCATTGTCGCGGATAATGACCGCAGCGGAGCCGGGCTTAAGGCGGCGGAAGAGGCTTCCTCAAAGCACGGCGCAAGGGTTATTCTGGTTCCGATTGAGAAGGACGCGAACGATTACGTTCAGGCGGGACACGACCTCGCCGCTCTCCTTAATCCTCCGTCCGAACAATGGCTTATCCCCGCCGATGACTTTTCCGCCCAGCCGACGCCTATCAGCTGGCTGGTCAAGGGCTGGCTGCAGGATAGGGCCTTAATCATGGTGCATGGCCCCAGCGGCGGGGGAAAGACTTTTCTTGTTCTGGACTGGGTCCTGCACATGGCCGCAGGGCGAGAGGAATGGAACGGTCGGCGGGTCCGGCCCGGCCCGGTGGTTTACCTCGCCGGGGAGGGGCATCAGGGCTTGCGGGGGCGAGTGGCGGCGTGGAAGCAGCACCACAGGGTATCCCGTCTGGAGATGTGGCTAAGCCGCGGTGGGTGCGATCTGAACACGCGAGAGGGATTGCGGAAGGTGGTGGACGCTGTCAGGGAACTGCCCGTCACGCCGGCCGTGATCGTTGTCGATACCCTCCACCGCTTCCTGAATGGAGATGAAAACAAGGCGCAGGACGCCAAGACCATGCTGGATGCCTGCGCGGAGCTGATGGCGGCTTTCGACTGCGCGGTCGTTCTTGTCCATCATACGGGCGTGAGTGATGAGGCCCAGCACCGTGCGCGTGGATCTTCCGCCTGGCGTGGGGCGCTGGATATTGAGGTATCGGTGGTTCCGCAGGATAACGGCATCATGCAGGTCGTCCAGCGGAAGTCCAAGGACGCCGAGCTGGCCGAGGATGTGACGGTCGAGCTTCTGCAAGTGCCGATTGCCGGATGGCTGGACGATGACGGGGAACAGGTGACATCCGCCATCGTCGAGATCAGCCACCGTCAATCCCATCCGAAAGCAAGCGCCAAGGCTGCGGCTCATCAGATGGTTTTCCGCCGGGCCTGGGAGCATGGCGGGATGAAGTGGGACAAAAACTTCCCTTACGTCAGCAGGGATGCACTACGTGAAGTTTTTCTAATAGATGGGATCTCCGAAAAGGCGGTCAGAAACTACCTAAATCCGAACGCCGGGAACAAGCCTGTAAGCGCGCTTACACAGGCTGGATACGTGGTGGCGGTCGAGGGTGGATGGTCGATTATTTATCCCGAATGGGTGTCCCAGTTGAGGCTGATTGGGGGCGCACCTAGTGCACCTGAGTGCACCTAGGTGCACTGGTGCGTTAGGGGGCAAACGTATGCAAAATTGGGGATAAGCTGCACCGCACCGCACCTGCTGCCTTTAGGCAGGTGCGCAGGTGCACCCCCAATTGCAGCGTGCGGCGAGGCGAATAGGGGTTGACGACTGACGGCAACCCATGCACACAGGAAAGGCAACAGGAGACCCACCCCATGACCCATGACCAGGCCATATCCGAGTTCCGCGAAGCCAGCGCCGCCGTGCGCCGCGCCTATGCCGCGCATCACGATGCCCGTATGGGCCAGATCCTGGCGGACACCGCCTATGCCAAAGCCACAGAAAATCTAACGGCTGCTCAGGACAGGCTGGCGGCTGCGGATGAGGCGCTCCGCCATGCCGAGGAGCCGGCTCCCCCGCCCCCGGCGGATATCGACGCTTCCCGTGGGGCGTGGCCCGATCAACTCTCTTAGCCGGACGGCGTCCCCCACGCCTGTCTGGCGGCGCCCGCGGTGTCTCCTGTCTGCACCCGCCGCGGGCGCTATCCTACCCTAGCCCCGAGGTGAAATTCTCATGCACGGCAAAGCTGGGCTCATACAGGCCATGTTTTTTCCGCATATCATTGACGATGCCTTCCTCGATACTGTGATGGCGCACGTTGCCGAGAGCGTGCGGGCGGTTGAGCTGCCCAAGCGGCGGCGGGCGGCCCAGCAACTGATTGAGGACATCGCCTGCCAGGCCGTGTGTGAAATGTGGACGGCGGCGTTTCCGGGGAAGCGTTATCGGCCGACACGGTCATGGCCGCGGGCGACCGCGATACTGCTTGACAACCCGCGGCGAGTTGTGCTGGAGGTGTGGATCGGGCAGGACTATCAGCAGGCCGAGTTGCCTGAGCCGATCGAGGTAATGCTGGATGGCGAGTAAGCCGGGTCTCTATGCCAACATTGCCGCGAAGAAGCGGCGCATCGCCTAGCGGCGAGCTAAGCCAGTCGAGCGTTAGATTTCATTGGATTCATTGCGGTTATTGGAATTTTTCTGGAGTGGCGATGCAATTTTCATCGTGCGTTAACGGCAAATCGGTGTAGAATAAAAAGAGAACGAGAGCGCCATGCCGACTGCCGATCAGATTAAGGCCTTGCTCTCTTCCCATGCGGAGGGGGACGAGGCGCAGTTTTTTTCCGTCGCGATGCAAATCGCGGCTTCTGAAGCGCGTCAGGGTCACGGCAAGCTTGCGGAAGAACTGCGTGCGCTGATCGACCGGGCAAAGAGCAGGCCAGGCGTTGTCAGCGCCTCGCCGATCCCGCTTGCAAAACCGCGCGGTGAACTCGCGGACATTCTCTCTGCATCATACCCGGATACCAAGCTGAGCGACATGGTCCTTGGCGAAACGTTGGAGAAACGCCTCGCGCGTGTCGTGCGGGAGCACCGTGCCGTTCGCTCGATCCGAAGCAGAGGGCTTTCGCCGCGCCGAAAGCTGCTGCTCGTCGGCAGACCCGGTACGGGCAAGACGTTGACGGCTTCTGTGTTGGCGGGCGAACTTGGTTTGCCGCTGTTCGTCGTCCGGCTCGATGGCTTGATCACCAAATTCATGGGCGAGACTTCTGCGAAGCTGCGCCTGATTTTCGATGCGATGAACCAGACGCGGGGCGTCTATCTGTTCGATGAATTCGACAGCATCGGGTCCGAACGTGGCCTCGGCAACGATGTCGGCGAAATCCGGCGAGTCGTGAACAGCTTCTTGCAAATGGTCGAGCGCGATGAGTCGGACAGCCTTGTGATCGCCGCTACCAACCACATCGGGCTGCTAGATCGGGCGCTGTTCCGCCGGTTTGACGATATTGTCGAATTCGAGCTTCCCAGCGAAGCGCAGATCAAGCTGCTGCTGCGGCGGCGACTGGCGGGTTTCAAGACGAAGGGCGTCCGTTGGGCCGATATCGGTCATGCGGCGCTGGGGCTAAGCTATGCCGATATCGTTCGCGCCACGGAAGACGCGATCAATACCGTGCTAATCGAAGAACGTGAGACCATACTGAACGGCGACGTGATGGCGGGTGTGCGTGAGCGCAAGGCCAGCTTCTGCGCTCGAATGGGTGGTGTGGTGGCGAAGTCCAAGAATGCCGAGCGGGCCAAGGCCTCCATGCGGCGGTGGAAATGTTAGTTGCAAACCAGTTGCAAAACTAGCGATAAAAAGTAATGGCAGGCAAAGGTTCAGCACCCGGAGAAAGACGCGGCGGACGCCAGAAGGGAACTCCCAATAAGGCAACCGTTGAGATCAAGGAACTGGCCCGCGCCTATGGGCCAACAGCGATTGCGGAGCTTGCCAGGCTGGCCGGGCTGACGAACCAGCCGGGCAGCGAGAATGAGGGGACGAGGGTGTCGGCGATCAAGGAACTCATCGACCGAGGTTACGGCAAGGCTACTCAGCCGATCAGCGGCGCGGATGGCGGCCCCCTGTCTCTGATCGTGGCCACGGGCCTGCCTGATGCCTCAAAAGCAGATTAGCCTCGGCTATTACCCCCGCGAGTGGCAGAAGGAATGCCACCTGCAGAAGCGGCGGTTTACGGTGCTGGCGCTCCACCGAAGGGCCGGCAAGACCGAAATGTCCCTGATGGAGCTGATCCACGCGGCGCTCCAGTCGCGCGCTGAGCTACCCTATTTTGTCTATGTCGCTCCCTTCCTGAAGCAGGCCAAAACCATCGCCTGGGCGCGTCTGAAGCAGCGTTTGGCGCCCCTGATGATGCATGACGCCATGACGGTGAATGAGAGCGATCTGTCGGTTAAGTTCAAGCACAACAATGCTGTGATCCGCCTGTTCGGCGGGGACAACCCGGACGCCCTGCGTGGCGTCAGGCTTGACGGATGCGTGATTGATGAGGTGGCCCAGATCAAGCCCGAAGTCTGGCAGGACATCATCCAGCCCGCCCTGTCCGACCGCAAAGGCTGGGCGCTGTTCATCGGCACGCCGGCTGGCATCAACCTGTTTTCCGAGCTGTTTTTCCGCGCGCAGACATTGCCTGACTGGTATTCGGCCCGCTTCACGGTGTATGACACGGGCAGCCTTGACCCGTCCGAGGTCGAGCGCCTGCGCCGGGATATGCATGAGGCCAGCTTCAGCCGCGAGTATCTGTGCGACTTCTCCGCGGCCGGCGACGATCAGCTGATATCCCTGTCCGACGTGC